TAGATGACATGTACGCCAAAAACGAACTAGACTTAAAATTCCAGATAATGGACCAAAAGATTGACGCTAAATTTGATACTTTTGGTCAACGCATGGAGAACATGTTCTTAGCACAAACCAATAGGCAACTTGAGGAACAAGCCAAGAATCGAAAAGAATTTACTTATTGGTTCATTGGTATTCTTGTAGCTCTTGCCGGTATTGCTATTCCTGTCTGGTTCGGCAAATAATATCATGGAGGCTTTATGCCTGAAAAAGAATTACTTGAGCAGTTCAACGTGTCTCTTTGTGAGTTCGACTCTAGCCAGTGGTCTCGAGATGGGTTCCTAGACCCTGTTAACCGTGTGGTTTACATCAATAGGGATTTACCTGCCGAAAGACGTTTAAAGGTCATTCTGCACGAATTAGGGCACCTAGAACACAATCCTAAACACTACGAGCGACTGCGTGAGAAATATGAAGCTCAAGCTAATAGAGACATGATCCGTGGATTGCTCGAAAACGAATCCCTGGACGACTTTAACTACGTCCACTTTATGGAAAAATATAATCTCACCACTATTTGTGATGAGACTTTTGTAAAAAATGAATACCTAAAAATGATGAGGAATTGATATGAAACTTTTGAAAAAATACAAATGGTATATCTTAACAATTATTGTTTTATTCTGCCTTGGCTTAATGTTTGTGCCACGGTCTGGGAAGGAATCAAAGGAAACAAAACAGCCTAAAGCTGTCAAAGTAACAAAACACACCACAAAGTCAAGTAAACATAGTTCTTCTTCGACTTCAAAAGTTTCTAGCAGTTCAAGTTCAGAGCAACCGCAACAACCACAAGAACAGACGCAAACTGAATCTTCTCAAGCTCAGCAAGAACAACCTATTGACGGCGTAGGACCAACGCAATCACAAGTAGACCAAGCAACTGAACAATATGGCTATACGCCTGGATATGGCGGGGTCCCTTCCGATTCTCCTGAGGTAGCAAGAGAACAAGCAGACCAACAAGCACGCCAAAACTGGCACGATAGTCAAGTTGAGTGGGCTAGACAACAAGGACTCATGGATTAATAAAAACCAGCAAATCTTAAACGATAAACTGGATTTACAGCAAAGAAAAACAGCCAGATTGGAAGAACGCAAACTGACTGTAGAAGTTGAAACGATGGAAAAAGATGCTGCCCTGAAAGATATGCAGCGTGAACTAGAAATAGAAAAAACTCGTCAAGAATTAGAATTACTAAAAAATGTAAGAGCCTTTGAAATAACTGTCGACTCTCCTAATGTCTCTTACGAAAACGTAGCCCAAACGCAAATGGATTTCGATGAGAATCAGGGTGAGGGATGATTTTTACAACTAGAATAAAAATTACAAAAGTTATTAAAATAATACCCCTGTCTAAAAAGAAAAGAGTGAGAGAAAAAATAGAATATAACAATAAATATCCCAAAAGGATTTGAATGTTTTTCATACCAACTCCTCCTCTTTGCTTTCTTAATTTGATTTTAGCAAAAACAAACTGTTTAGTAAAGGTAGACAAGGATGACCACCTAGTAAGACCTATTGCTATTTATTTCGAGGACTAAATAGATGTCCGTAGCTCTGATTAAAACACTCTCTTTTTAAATCGAGTTCTTCCTCGCCTGTTTTAATATCCATGCGGACTCTATCAGCAAATTCATTGTGGCGCAATTCCATTTCTTTTTTAGATTGCTCCATCTTTTGACGCTCTTGATTGATGTGAGTAAAAAAAGAAAACATATCATCGCCCTACCTTTCATCACTATTTTACAACGAACAATAGTAAAAAATCAACTGTTTCCATTTTGGAAACAACTCAAAAAATCCCCACACTCTCCGACGGCCATCTTTGAGTGTGAGGATATCCCGTATAGTAAAAGGCATTAAAAAGCCCTCTTTACTATACCCATTTTATCAAAAAAGTGAGGTAAATACAATGTGGGTGGAAGAATTACCAAACGGGAAATATAAATATTTCGAAAGATATAAGGACACTTACACTGAGAAGTGGAAACGGGTATCTGTAACGCTTAATAGTGGCTCAAATCGAGCAAAGAAAGAAGCTCAACGCTTACTGGATGATAAGATAGCCCAGAAAATAGAATTATCCAGCACTACTAATGTATCATTCCATAGTGCTTTTAATGAGTGGTGGGAATTTCATCAAAAACAGATTAAGTTAAGCTCAATTAAGAGCCTCGCAGCATCCGTTAAACGAATATCTGATACTATCGAGCAAGGGACAATCTTATCAAATATCAATGTCAGACTTATCCAATCCTTGCTAGACACTGGAGACTGGACAGATTCACAGAAATATCGTGCCAAGACCGTGTTAAATACATTCTTCGATTATGCTATGGATCAACAACTTATTAGCGATAATCCATCACGAAAAGCACGACTTCCAAAGAAAAAGAATAAGCTTGAGAAACAGCAAACTGCCAAGAATAAATACTTAGAGCCAGACGAATACAGTCGCTTGTTGAAAGAACTCTATCGGAAAGATATTACATTGAGATATGCCCTAGCGTGCGAGTTTATGCTCCTAAACGGTTGTCGGATTGGTGAATTAGCTGGTCTAACAGTTTCAGATTACCACAAAGAGACACGCTCCTTGGATATCCACACTTCTTTCAACAGATACATTCCAGAAAACGAAGGAACAAAAACAGTCGCTAGTTACCGAACTACCTACCTCACCAATCGTGAGATGGAAATCATTGACCAGATACTAGAGTTGAAAGAGCTAAGCGAATCAACCAATCCAGATTGGTATCATAGCGATAAGATTTTTACGACCAATACTGGAAAACCTATCCATAGTACAATCCTAAGTGCATCACTCCAACGAGCTAACACCAGACTGGAAACACCTATCGACAAGCATCTATCCCCTCACATCTTCAGACACACCACAATAAGCATACTAGCTGAAAACAATGTGCCACTAAAAACCATCATGGATAGGGTTGGTCATGCCGATTCGGAAGTCACTACTAGCATCTATACCCATGTCACTAGGAACATGAAAGACCAAGCAGTTAACGTTTTAGATAATATCATTACAAATAATCTTGCCCCCTCTTTGCCCCTCGGATAGAAAAAAAGAACCCTAGTTTTAACCTAGAGTCCTTAGAAACGTTGTTAAATCAACGTTTTATTTTTTCAAGTTGTAGAATGATTTCAAACCACGGTATTCTGTTAGTGCAGTTTTTAATGCGTATATAATAGGAAGAAAACCTATTAAATAAGGGTATATGCGTGTAAGATATAGTCGGTAAAATGCGCATAAAGTTACTAAAGTTTACACTTATTGCCCCTTATTTGCCCCTTTTTATAAAAAACTTGGCAGCATGAGCTACCAAGCGACATGAAAAACAAAAACATTCAGCGCGTAATCGCCTAAAGTACATGTATAGTGTACCTTTATTTAGATTAAATGTCTAACGCTAGACACTAGAATACACAAAAAAAGCCCGACATAAAGTCGGGGCAGTTCGAGAAATTATCGAAATGACACCAAGTATTCCATGACTATAGTACCACTTATCTATTGAAATCACAAATATAAAAAAGAGCTATGAGATAACCTCGTAGCTCTTTGCCTATGACAGATAATCATATTATAACACAAATAAATAAAAAACGCACCAGACCCCGTAGAGTTACTGGCACTTTCCTAGGTATATTATACCAAATAAAAAAAGCCCCAGCAAACGCTGAGGCTCGACCACTACTGCCATGGTATCCCTGTTGCAGTGTGAGGGGAGGTGATATACTCCTTTTATTTTATTTTTGTTCGTGGTCTATTAATTACATATCTGTGCAATCGTCCAAATACTGGTCTTCAACCCATTGAGCGCTGTCTGGGTGGTTGATTCGAGACCAGCCGTTTAGTTTCTCGTAAACACGGACTCGTGTGCCTGCCGGGAGAAATTCCTTGTCTTGGCTATCGATGCGAGGACCAGCTTCAACGTAGTAGTCAGTGGTAAGTGTGCCTTCATAGTAAGGTTTGTCTGACTTCTCTAAGCGTGTATTAACATCTAATTCACGCTCAAATTCGCTTTGGGCTGGTGCTGGAAGAGGTGTTCCGCTTTCACGGAAGACAATTTCACGAGGACGACCGTTTAGATCCCAAATATAATTATAGTCGTTTTCAGTCACACCGTCCATGCCATAGTTGCAATGGATAGCTGTGCTATCACTAGTCATAATCAATACGTGGCCAAACGCACCGAGCGAGCTTGAACCATCACGAGGTGCCCAAATTACCA